GTTGGTCTTGAGTAACGCCCGGTCTCAACTTGATCTCGTCGTAATATTTACTCTTTGTTTCCTCCAAATAACCTTTGGCTTTTGCAACTTCTTCTTTAAACGCAATTTTCTTCTTGCGTATATCTCGAGCTTCATCCATATCTTCATCGTAAATGAAGTCTTCTAGAATCGACTCAATATCTTCACCTTCTAAATAAGGTTTTTCTTGTTTGTAATATTCTTTTAATAGGCTTACGTCATCTACTTCTGAGTAATCTGCATTCAACCTAGTATAGTCTTCGATAGTTCCTCCAGTATCTTCCATAAAAGAAACTAATTTCTCTATATTTTCTGGTAAAGGTTTACCTAATACTTTTTCATCTCTTAAAGCCTCTTTTACTTCAGCTTTAACTGCAGCAGCTTTGTCTATTACTACCTCTTTAATAGGGGTGAAATTTTCATCAGCTACTTCTTCTTTCTTTACATCTCCTATTTGTATAGCTTCTTCGGATTTTGTATCTACAACAGGCATTACTACTTTGGTAACTGCATCTGGTAAATCAACCAATGACTCTTTAATATTAACTTTGGTAATTCCATCTGGTGAATCAACTAATTTCTTAGGTGTCTTCTTTTTCATTTTAAACTCACCTTCTTGTTTGACAGGTTCGTTTGTTTTTGTTTCTTCTTCTTTCATGATATAATATAATTAAATAATTGGGTTTTGTTTATTACATAAATGGTTGCATACCAACATTGGATTGATTTTCAAAGTCTACGGGCAGACCATCGTTCTGTCTCTGGTTGATTAATTCACTTTGCTGTGTAGCCTCCATTTTACTGCGACTATCTTTACGTTCTTCTATAGCAGCTTCTTTTTGCTGTGTTGCTTGTGTATCCATCTGCTTCAATTGCATATCGTATTGGAATTTCTGCTGCATCTCTTGTGCTCTTAACTGTGCTTCTATTTGCATCCTTTGTATTTCCATCTGAGACCTAGCTTGTTCAAATTGAACTTTAGATCCAGATATAGCTTCTTGCTTTTGAACTTCAGCCATTGCAGTTTTCTCAGCGGTATCTGCTTGGGATTGCCCTTGAGCAGCAATATTAGCTTGTTGGTTAGCTTGATCTTGTTTAGCTTTTTCCTTACGCTTAATCTTAAGCATCTGGTTCGCTAACTTAAGATTTTTTATTTGTCTTAAATCAATTGTATCTTCTAAGTCTATTCCACCTTGACTAATAGCTAGTTGTATATTTTGTTCTAACTGAGCCCTTTCTTCATCATCTGGTTCTAATTCTAAGAATATACCAAAGTCATGTAAGTTAAGATTAACTACTTCTTGAAGCGTTTTAGCATTGTATGTAGATATAGAATTCTTTAAAGCATTCTCTGTTAAAGGGAACTCCAAAGCATCCGCTATTTTCAACGATACATTTTCAGCTAGTTTTAAGGTAACATATAGACTTGATTGTAAAATATGTTTAGTAGCTACATTAGAAGCGTTAGCAGCCATCTTCTGTAATCCTACCAATGAATTTTTATCCATTGCACTACCATCACGAGCCTCATTCAACCCGGTGACATCTCTTATCATTTGTAGATAATAGTTATATGTTTGGATCAATGCAGCTATCTTATTTTGACTACTAGAACTATTAAGTTCCTGGATAGGCACTCTACCCGCATTCATTTCACCGTCTTGTGTAAGTGATCTACCTACCACAGAACCAGTTTGGAAATACATATTCAATGCTTCCGCTGGGTTATAGTTTGTTCCATTACCTAAATCAACCTCAGCTAAACCATCCATATCTATAAAAACACCATCAGGTACCATTCTAGACATTACTTGTTGTAGCTTTAAGTGTGTTAACTGAATCATATCAGCAAAACCTACACATTTACTAACTATAGACTCAATTCTACCTTTGTACATTCTAGGTGCACATATAATGTAGTTCATTTCAACTCTAGTAGTATCTGCGGTTGGTCGAGACATATTCTCAGCTAACTTCCAGTCTAGCATTGTATTTGTACCTATAACTTTAGCCCCTGTATATAGAACCTCTATAGTTCTAGATATTCTTTCAAAGTTATCATTCTCTGGTGGATCAAAAGTATCTGGTTTTTCAAGAGCTTTTAACAACCCTTGTTCTGTTTGTTTTATTTTGAAAACTTGATCGGAGTAAGTCTTGTATTCAAAGTACATAACCTGCACTGTGTTCTCGTCATAATTTCCCCACCCAGTTACATACTGGCTATTGCCTGGCATCTTTTGGATTAACTCTAATTCCTCTTTAGAAATATTAGGGAATTCTTTTTTAAGTTCTGGGATTGTTATTGACTTTACTTCTCCGACGTAGTATATGTCTGTAAAGTTTGGGTCTTCTGTATAAGAGTGGACCATATAAGCAGGGTCTACGTAATCAACCGTAATACCTTCTGCCGTATTGAAGTTCGTTTTACCCGCAGCAATTCCTAATACAGTTAGATCCATATTAAGTCTTCTTCTAACTAAATCGTATTTATTCTCCGCAAATACACTGGCTATAGCTTCTTCTTCTGCAATTTCAATAGATTGTTTGTAGTCTAGTTGCATGTGTAATTCTAATTCTTCCTTAGACTCCGGTAAAACACCTAGTTCAGATGGCTGATGTAGATCAATGCCTAGAGTAGCTTTTAAATTTTCTAAAAACTCTTTAGCTAACATGTCTTCATGAATACGAGAAGCGTACTCTGTCCTTTTCTTTACAGAACTAGGATCTTGAGCATATGCTTTAATATCATATGTCTTTTGTGAAATCCCATTAACTACTATATCTACAAATTTAGATAATATTGGCACTGGTTTCCAGTCTAAATTCAAATAAGACAAATCACCGTTTATAGATAATTCATCCTTGTATTTCTGCACTGATTGTTCCCCTCTAGCGTATAGCCTTAATTGGTGAAAGCTGTTTGAGTTAGTTAAATATCTGTTACCATTAGTCCTGCCTTGACCAAACCATTCATATTCAATAGCTTGTCCAACTTGACTGCCATATTCAAAAGTTGCTTTTTCAGCATCGCTTACGATTTGACTTGGAAAGGCGCTATTAGTGTTAGTGTTTATATTCATTTAACTTATAATTTTTGATGACGAACCTTTGTTGTCGTATTTTTTAATACCTAAATCCATTGCTTCCCTTATTATCGGACTAGACGGGGCATATCGGTGTTTGTTGCAAGCCATTAAAGCTAACCCAGAACTAATTGAAGCATCATGCTTTGTTCTATTGTTTATATTAAATTTAGCCCAATCCTCTAACGTTCTCTGGAAATACATATCGCCAAATCCAGTTTCTCGCATACCTACAAAATCCTCTATATAAGATTCGATCGCTGCAGCATGTGCTTGTTTTATATCTTCACTAGAATTAGGTATACCCCCAAGTTCTCTTTCTGTTACTGACAATTTATTATATTTTTTGTCTGGTCTGTTTATTGAAAAACCTCTATATCCTCTTCTCTTAAAGTGATACAGTAGTCTAGGTTTGTTATTCTCAGCTAATATCGGCATTCCGTAGAATACACAAGCCATTAAAACATCTTCAAAGAAGATCTCAGCAGTCTGAGGTCTAGCTATATACTCTAAAAAGAAATGATTAGGTGGTACATCTTCCATACTAAACTTAGTCATACCGTGAAGAGATCCATTAGATCCTCTTTTGTCTACAGTTCCTGATATATCATAACTATCACAACCAAAAGCTCCACAGTGTTCATTTCCAGGGTATTTTAACCCTCCCTTCATTACTACACGGTTTTGGAGATTTATAGGTGGAACCCAAGAAATTATAAACCTACCGCTTTTATTTGGCGTGAATACAACCTTAGTGTCTTTAACACCATTCTCCCAGCTGAAACTCCCTTTAGTTACCGATATAGAGTTTTTAAGGTCTTCATTAAAATCTATTTGTTCGTACAACTTAGTTAAGTTAAATAGAGATTGTTTTGATTCATCTCTAAATGCGTGTTTAGTTGTTCTTGGAAATTGTCTGTAGAATTCATTTAAACCATCTTGGTCACTCTTTAATCCTTCAACTTCATTATTCCAATAATCTACTACGCCTTGCTTTATATCGTCACCTAAAGGCCCTTTGACGGGTTTTTTTGGTGTATCGAATACAGGAAATCCATAAGAATCAATGTATCCTTCGTAATTCCATTCCATAGGTATGAACAAAGAATATAATCCTGAGCGAGTCTGCCCATTGGCGTTTCTCTCGTCGACGTTTGAATCTCCATATAGTTTTTTGAAATTACTTCCTCCTTTATCTAAAGCATTTGATGTTGAACCCATCATACACTTACCTATAATTCTTGAACCTAGTCTTAAACAAGTTTTAGTTACCCTCCAGTTGTTTAATATATTTGTAGGTCTCTCCCACTTTCCACTTTCATCGTGTACTAGTAGTTTTAATTTTTCACCATCATAAGAGTTATCTCCAGTATTTTTCCAGTCAATAGTTGTATCTAGTCCTGATATCTCTTTAATCTGTTCGTTTG